AACGGATAAGAACGCCAACACTATCGAAGTTCGAGACGAGCTTAACAAAAAATATAGCGGTTCAAATTATATTTTGGATGGCTGGGGCTTTTCAGACTCGATAGGAACTAGATATTTCGGTCCACCTAACCCAGATTGGTACGGACTTAAATTAGACGCCGCCTCGAAATCTTCAGATTCAGCCATTAAGGTTTTTCAAAGATCGGCGTGGGTTGTAGAACCAGAATACACCGACGTGCCTTTGAAAGACTTATCCGAAGGCATGGTTACGCTGACTTTTCCTGAGAAGGCATCCTTTAAAGAATTACGTAAAGAACTTCTCGAAGACGAAAAGCTATTCCGTTGCCAGCGGTTGAATGAGCCTATCGGTTCCGATGAAGGCTCTAGTTTCAAAATATCCTTTAGCGAAGACGTTCTCCGGAAGCACACTTACGGAATAGACGTAGCCCCGAAAGTCGGTGACGTTTATATCTGTTGGGACTGGGCTCTTTCGGCGGAGAAGCATTCTGACTATTCATCCGGTGCGGTTGGTCGGGTGTATCAAAAAGACGACGGCGATTACGGTCTTGTCGTTTTAGAAGTCGCTTGCGACAAGTGGGACCAGTCCGAACTAGCCTTGCAGATAGTCCTGCTTGAAAAGAAGTATCATCCTAAGAAAACATTGATTGAGGCGTCTCTCGGGGCGGAACTTCTACGCGCCTATCTGGCAGCCGTGTTTCAAAGACACGGCGTAGCGATGCCGGAGTTTAAGTGGCAGCCACCCTCGACGGAATCCAACGCGAAACGAAACCGCATCAAGGGATTGGAAATTCTTCTAAAAGAAGAACGGCTATTTTTTGTCTCTGGGCACTGGATCGACAACTTGTACGAGCAGTTTACTAAATACACGGGGGAGAAGAAAAATCGCGGGCGTAAAGACGACATACCCGACAGCATAGCGTATTTTTATCACTTCTTACCGAGGTTCCCTGGATTGAACCAGAAAGAGAAAGAGCTAATGGACAAGCAGGAAGAAGCCCAAAAGACTATAAATTTGCTACGGTACCAGTACAATCAATATTTCGGTACGACACATACAGCCCCCAAAGCTGACCCGCTTGACCCGCCAGAAGACACAGGCTGGACGCCGAAGTGGCCTACCCGGAAAACCTAACAGGACAATATGAGTGAAGATTTATCAGTAAAGGCGGCGGACCTGTATCTTTTACCAGATGCGCAGATTACGGAAGAAAATACAAGCATCGATCCTGAAACAAACACGATGGAGTTTGAAGACGCCGCCGCGCTGAAACTCGTCCTGGACGACACAAACACCGCAGACAACTACATGAATATTTCGCAGTGGGCGTCAGGCTGGACATTGGCGGATACGCTGTATCAATCTCCCCAGGCGGCAACGGCTTTTGAAGGAACTAACATCGCGCAAGCGAATGTCCCGAAGTTTCTAGTCAGCAACCACATTAGTTCTATCGTCCCTAAACTGATGGGCGGTATCTTCTATGAAGACCCGCCGTTTCTTCTCCGTCCTCGTCCCAACACCAAGCAGTCGTTAATCCGGGCGAAGACGGCGCTATTCAGTGCGCAGTTGTGGGACATGAAGTTTGAAGAAGAAGCCGAACGAGCCCTCGACCAGATGGCGTTGTTCGGGACGTGCATCATGAAGTGGGGCTATCTTGAACACACTGTCAAGGTGAAGCGTTATAGACGTAAAGAGGAAAAAACCAACATCCCGAGCCCAATCGGTGGCCCCCCAACGCCCGTAGACTCGCCTGACTCAGACGAAGTGATAATTGAATACTTTGATAAGTTGATTTCTCGTCCTTGGATTAAATATTGTGATATACGGACTGTTTTGGTTGACCCGAGTTGTCGCTACGGCGATATCCAACGTGCCGGTTGGGTGGTTTATCGCGATTACGCGACTTATTCTGATTTAGACGCACTCCGTGGCGTCGAAGGGTATGTCATACCCAGCGAAGATGTCCTGAAATACATCTTCATGCAGAAGCCGACATCTGGGCCGGATAACATCTCGATGACTATCCCAGAAGGGATGCTCGGGTATTTGCAGCACGCGATGCCTAGGAGTTATAAGACTTCTGCGGACCCGCTGAAAGCCCCGTTGCAGATTTTGGAGCGTTGGGATAAAGAGAAAGTCATCGTCGTATTGCACTTCGACGGACACAATATTTTGATTCGGAATGAGACGAACCCATACGGAAAGATTCCGTTCTTTTCCGCAAATTGGCGTAACATCCCGGACTGCTTCTATGGTCAGGGGTTGGGCTTACTGATCGGGAGTGAGCAACTTGTCGAACAAGGTGTCACGAATCTTGCGTTGGACTTACTTGCTTACGGTCTGCAGCCTACTGCTGTTCGTAAGCGTGGTTTCAATACTCCTACACAGAATACACGATGGAAACAAGGCGGGATAATCGACGTTGACGAAGACGTTGATAAGTCGTTCAAGTTTTTGACGATGCCGCCTGTCCCAGGCGAAGCGTGGCAGTTCATCTCGCAGGCGCAATCAACTGCGGCATCGACGTCAGGCGCTAACGAGCAGGTAGTGCAAGGCGCAGGCGCTCCCGGCATCAAGACTACTGGGATGCGTTCTGGTACCGGCGCTGCCGCCGTTATTCAGGCTAACGCTAGCAGGTTAGATGGCCCGGACGGGCGGTTCATCCGGCAGATATTTGTCCCGTGGCTATACCAGATGGACGATATGAATAACGACATGCTGCCTACGTCGGTTCTTCGTGACGTCCTGGGCGACGCGCTAGGTAAAGACGCCGAGGCTGCTAAAGTCGATCATATCGATTTCCGGCAGGCTAAGTTTGAATATGAAGTTCTGGCCGGGGCCCATCTCGGCGCTAAGAAGGAAATGGCGCAGGCTCTTCCCATCATCATGCAGCTAATAAACAACCCAACGTTCGCTACGAACATCGCTGATGGCGGGTACCTATTTGACGGCGTAGCTATATTTAAGGCTTTCGTGGATGCGGCTGGATGGAAGTTCAGCCAAGAGTTTGTTCGTCCTATGACACCGGAAGAAAAGCAAAAGCATGACGCCAATTCTCCTGCGGCGTTGCAACAGGCGCAAGCGCAGGCAGGTCAACAATCGCAGTTGCAGAAGTTCCAGCAAGACAAAGAACTGGAAGATCAGAAGCAGCTAGGCAAGGCTGGGGCGGAAGTTTTGAGACAATCGACTCAACACGCCTTGGATTCAGAAATGGTAAATGGAACGCCTGGTAATACCGGTTTTGGTAGTACTACCGCTCTTTAATTTTGTAGCTACATAGGTTGGGAGGTGCCTCTATCACCTCCCGCCGCTCTATAGAGGAGAGGAAAATGCCGTATAAGGACTCGATTGTAAGAAAGACGTATTTAAAGCAGTGGAGAATAGATAACAAAGAATACACAAAGTTGTTTGATAAAGAGCGATGGGTGAACGACCCAGAAAGAAGAAAAGATCGAAAGACGTATTATCTTGAAAACCCCGGTAAACATATGGAGAGTGCTAGGAGAGTTCGTTATAATATGTCTCCGGAAGAGTACCAGAATCGAGTAGAGAAACAGAAAAATCTCTGTGCTCTTTGTGGTTTTGCTGAGCAAACGATAAATTATAGAACTAAGAAACTCTCAACTCTTTCTGTTGATCACGATCACAAAACAGGCAAGAACAGAGATTTGTTGTGCATGAAGTGCAATTGGGGGATAGGTTTTTTCAACGAAGATATCAGTCTCTTGCAGAAAGTAATCCAATATCTTGAGAAGCACAAGGAATAAAACAATGCCAGAAAAAGAAGTACCTAAACCTTTTTTGATGGACGACTTAAGTCTTCCACAAAAAGCCATGCTCGGGCAGACAAGTCTTACACCAGGTTTTTTGGTACTGGTAAAACTTATTGAAGCCGGGTGCAAACATTACTCTGACAAAGTAATTAAAACTAATCCAGAAGACCCAAATTATTTACAGGTTTTAGGATATCGCCAACAGGCGGCTAGATCAGTAAATGAGTTTTGCGATCTTCTTAGAGCGTCTGTTAATTACCACGTAGATCGAGGAATATTTGAAGAGAACCAGAAAGAGCAGGAAGCAATCCAATTAGTGCAGCAAAGAGCAGGACAATAAAATAGTAAAAGGAAAATACAATGTCAACACCAATTACATTGGAACTTATCAAGTCCTGGTCGTCAGACCAGATGAAGAAAGAAATGTCCAATCCGGAGCGCCACGCCGAGATCAACGCCTTCTTAGCCAGTCCGGAAGCAGCTAGTGCTATGGCTGAACTAGCTGAAGAAGCCGCCGTGCCCACACCAGAGCCTAGCACTGACGAAACCGTATTAGCGTCCGCCCAGGCAGAAGCAGATCGAACTGCCGCAGTTAAAGCCGTAGAAGACGCCGCCGCTATCGCCAAGGCTTATGAAGACGCCGGTATAACGGTTCACCAGGATGAATCTGGAAACATCGTAAAACTTGTCCAGGCGTATCAATCGTTAGACGACGCAGGAAATCCAGTCGGTAGACCGACGCATCTGGAAGCTCGCAGTTGGGTAGAACTGGCTGCAAAACAACGAGAAGCCCACACACAAGTAGCTCGGGCGTTCAACCGTTTGAAGAACCAGAAGACGACATTTAGAACCCCGACAGAGCCTATCATGATTCCGGAAGTCCCACTGATGTCTGATAAAGACAGAATCCAGGCAGCGCTGGATTTGAGCAGTGACGATGAAGCAGTCGTAACTAAGGCTGACAGGAAACTTCGCGCCGACCAGATTCTGAAAGAGCAGCGAAACGAATATATCCGGATGGAAGAGTATCGACAGAACGTAGTGTCGGACGAATTTAAACAGAAGCACCTAAACGATTTTAATCCCTGCCAGGCTAACGCAAAGATTATCAAAGACTACCTTGATGCTAATAAACTTCAATGGACGACTGATAATCTAGAACTAGCTTTCGCAGCGACGGAACCGCAATTGGCGGCTAAAGAGCCAGTTGCAGAAGTAACGGCACCGCCAGCGGCTAATCCGACGGCAGTGCCAGCAGTAATACCGCCCGTACCGGTTGTGGCAATGCAGCCAGAGCCAGTCATAGCGGAGCAAGCAGTACCGACAGCCCCAGTGGCTCGTCCGGGAGTCAACGCAGGATTGATGCCAGGCCAATTAACAGCAACACGGCCTATCACGATACCTACGGGGCTCACAAAGAAAGACATCGGCAAGATGAGCAAAGAAGAGTTTCGCAAACGCATGGGTAATCCCGCGCAGAAGGCGGAAATCTACAAAGCTCTCGGGCAAAAGATGTCCTAGTAATTTAAGGTGAACTATGAGTGGACCTAATCCTTCAGCACAGAACGTTTCAAATGTTTTGACCGCGCAGGCTATTCTATTTGACAAAGAACTAATCCCTAACCTCAATTAATGGGGTCACTCGAAAGAGTGAGAATTCTCTCTGATTGACTTAAACCCTGAGATGGGAATAAGGCGCAAGCGAAAGCAGCGTGATCGACTAAGCGAGAGAACACCGCAAGGTGATTCGATAGTCAGTTCTAACAGAAAAAAGAACTGTTAGAGGTGAGCAGAAATGACTCGCCCCTGTTGAAAAACAGAGCAACAACTAAAGCAAAGGTGAAACAGATGCATTCGTAGCAGTGGCAGAACGTAGAGTTCAACCCCTGCACGCCGGTATCAACCGTAGCTTCTTCCAATATAACACATTGGCGGGGGACGTGGCTCAGGCTTCCGACGGAACAGTCGGCAACCCCGAGCTAATTACCCAGATCAGCGCTCCGGCGCAGGTCGGCGAGTGGAAAAACTAATTGTTTCACTTGCTTAACAAAAACTCAACTATATCAAATTACCTCTTGACTTAACACTTTAAAAGTGCTAAGGTAAGACGAGTTTGAGGAAACTTTCAATGGAAAAGAAAGCATGGCCGTATGTGGCCGGATTGCTGGACGCAGAAGGGACAATTTACGTTGCTGTTGATAAACGACCCAACGGCATAATTGGCATCTCTCTTCAAATCATAATCACCAATACCGATCTCCGAATTATGAAATGGTTGGTTAGTAATTTCGGAGGAAAGTT